AGGGGGGGTAGGTACATTTTGCAGGGGGAAATAGAAGTAATTAAATAGAAGTTAAATAAATAGAAGAATCTAAATCGAAGACGCGCGCGGGGCGCGAGGCGTGAATGATTGCAAGCTACCCCCCCCGGTGCTATGATGAAGCCAGACCCAAAAATAACAACCTTTGAAAGGAACCGAGAATGTCCATTACCGCGATCATGGCAGCAGGCTATGTTACCCACAGCCCCGCCGGTGAGCAGATGAAGCCGTCCAGCCTCTCAACGTTGAAGGCTCTCGCTTTCTGCACCGGCGAACATTCCAATTCGTGCTACCCGTCTATGCGAACCTTGCAGGAAATGACCGGGCATAGCGTGAAGACTGTCCGCGCCGCCCTGGACGCCCTGGAAGAAATTGGATTCATTACCCGCACGCACCGCGTCGGAACCTCCAACGTGTACGCTCTCCAGATTGACGTGATGCGAGCGCACCACCGCCGCCGCCGCTGGACTGAAACCCGTGACACTGGAAACCCGTACGCAGGCGACCATAACGCCGTAACCGTAGTGGATGAAATCCCTGTTGAGGAACAGTCGGTAAATGTCAAGCGCATCAACTTTGCAGAAGCCCCGGTAGAGGCGACCGAACCCCCGGCGACCGAACCCGTACCCGCACCGGTACAGGCCGAGCTAATCCCCGCCGCCCCGGTCAAGAAGACCAAGAAGCGCAGCACCACTACCGCCGCGCTTGATGAAGCGTTCAACGAATTCTACCACCACGTATACCCTCGCAAAGTGGAGCCGTTGAAGGCGCGCCGCGCGTTTGAGAAGGCTGTGAAGAACGGCGCAGACCCGCGCGAAATTATCGAAGGCGCGCGCCGTTTCGCCGCCGCTACCGCCGCTAAGGAAGTAACCTACATTCCCTATCCCGCTTCGTGGCTAAACGCGGGCGGATGGATGAGCGAGGCGGGCGATATTGCCCCCGTCGAGCGCACCCCGTGGCAGGCTAAGACCGCGCGAATGATCCAGCCGGTACAGGCCGCCGCCGTGGTTAATAATGCCCCGGCGCTTACCGGAGCACCCGCTACCGCGCCCGCCGCTCCGCTAGCTATCGAGCCTGGATACATCTAAGGGGTGGGGAAATGAATAAGCTTGAGTGTATGCGCTTCTACCTGGAAGCGGCTAAGGTTGATACCCGTCTACCTGTGCGAGGCATCGAAGAGTTCGACGCTTGGGAAATGCTTCTAGCGGATATTCCCCCGATTTTTGCGCCTATGATTTTCCGTGAAATTTACCGGCGTGTTCAGGTTCAGCAGCTTCAACCCGGCCATATTGTTGAGGCGTGGGAAAGCGTGAGGAAGCAGGTAAATGCCGCTATTGCCCGGTGCCAGTCTTTCGACAAGCGCACGCGCGATCTGGACGTGTCAGACCGTGAAGATGTCATGGAATTTAACGAGGCGGTGGAGGCGCATAACGCGGCGGTGGACTCGCTACCGCATGAAGTAGCGGCGGCGAACGGGTTTACTCGCAAGGAGCCGGTACAGGTACCGGGTGAACGTGTCCCCGCGCCCGCCCCGGCGTGGTTTAAATCACTGCAAAAGGGTTAGGTTTCGGGTTGCGCCGGGTAACCCAATAGGTTATATAGTATAAATGTAAGGCAATGAAGACCTTACAAAACACCCAAACCGAAAGGAACCGAGATGTTCAACCTCACCGCAAACCCCGCCAATAACCACTACCTCACCGCAGACCTGGGCGGCGACACGACCAACGTTAAGCTTCTGGTATGCCCCGATTACGTGGCAGGCACCCATTACGTGATGATTGACCACAAGAGCGCTATGAAGCTTGCAAACCCCAAGAAGCCCGGCAAGTGGATTCAGGAACTCCGACAGGGACTCCGACAGCACAACGGCGCGGCTCAGCTCTGGAGCACCACGCCGGAACACGGTAAGGGTGCGCTAGTCACTGCATGGAAGACCGAGGATGCAATTAACTATCTCGACCTTGATAACGTTATCCGTGCCATCGAAGACCGAGCACCGGATAGCCACAAGGCTAACGCGGCTATCCTCCGTGACCTTGAACGTGAAGTCTTGAAGAACTTCTAACCCGCCGGTTACCGGCAAACCAAGCCCCGCCCCTCACCGGGCGGGGAACCACCACCAAAAGAAGGACAAGATGAAGACACTCATCACCCGCTACACACGCACCACCGGGTACACCTTAATAGCAGCACTACAGCTAACCGTTTTTTTCACCGCAATTCTCGCAAATAAGCTAGAAGCGGCGCACATCTCAAACGTGATTCTCTCCGTAATCGTCGTTTGCTGTGGCTTTGAAATTGACATGCTCAAGCTTGAGCAGAAGGATACCCGCCGTGAAAATTAACACTCTTATGCGCCGCGCGGTACCCGCGCCCGCCCCCGGTACCGACGAATGGAAGCAAAAGATTACCGCCTCCAAGGTGGCATCTGTCGTCTGTAAATCCCCGTGGACTTCTAAGTTTGCACTACACGCAGAGATGACAGGCCGCTACGAATCCGACCCGATCAACCCGGCGGTACTGGAAGCTGGTAATTTGCTGGAACCGGCGGTAGCTGACTGGTACGCGCTGCACAACCCGGGTGTAGAAGTTCGCGAGTGCAAGAAACGCAACACGCCGGTATGGTGGGTAGCGCGCGACAGTGAAGACTTTGCCGCTACTCCCGACCGTATCCTAGTCGATAAGGCGACCGGTGAGGTCACGGCGCTACTGGAAATTAAGACCGCCCGCGTCGCCTCCGAATGGGGTGAAGAGGGTACCGACGAAATCCCCGAGCACTACCGCCTACAAGCTTTGTGGCAGATGAAATGCACCGGCGTGCGCACCGTGATTTTTGCCGTGCTACACGCCGGGCTGAGGTTCGCTACATACCGCGTCTATTGGAACTATTCAGATATTGCGTGGCTTACGGCCGAGGCAGAGGTTTTCATGAACGCAGTACGCACCGGGGAAACCCCTAGCTACGCAGAGGAACCCGGCGCTTTCTCGACCTACGAAGTGCTTAGGTATTATTTCCCTGAGTGCAACGGCGAGGCTGTGATGTTGAGTGATGATCTGGTCTACCGTACCCGCCGCGCTAAGCGCCTAAAGCGTTTGGCCGCGCGCGCTGAGGATATCGTCAAGAATGAGCTAACCGCCGTTATGGGCAATGCGAGCGCGGGCGTGGATTACGCGAACCGAACCGTAGCGCGCCGTTCACAGCGCAAGACCCCCAAGGGCTTTAGCCGCCCGTGGGTGACTATGGTCTAGGCGGGCGTGATGATTGACCTAATCAACAAAATTTCATACACGGGTTTCTATGCCTGGCTAATCGCGACCGTACACCCGCTAATCATGATCGCCGCCGTCACGATTCTCACGCTAGGCGCAGCTTTCTACTACACCCGGCGCGTTATAAGCTCACCGGCTGAAAGCCGTGCGGAAGCGCATTTATTCCCGGCTGTGGTTATCCCGATCTGGACTATTTTTGCGGGCTGGGTTACCTCTGAATGTTTCCGAGTCCACGGCGTGAATGAGGGTGAACCGCTTATTGTAGTTAGCGGCTTTAGCTTTTGCCTCTATTTCCTAGCTGGGTGTATGGGTATCGCTTTTGGATTCAAGGAAGAAAGCGAGTGACTTGTTTCACTAGATTTTCTTTTGATTCTGGCTTGCATACGCTCCCAAAATAGGTTTATACTATAAATGTAAGGAAAACAAAGGAACCGCCGGAAACCTTACAACCCAAACCGAAAGGACACAGAATCATGGAACTCACCGCTAAGGACTTCACCGCACAGCTGGCCGCAAAGGGCTACACCCCCGGTATTGACTTCGACGTTGATAACGGCGACGAACCGCACACCGTGAAGCTCACCGGCGCAATCACGTTCAACGGTGAAGATGGTTTTATGGACTTCCGCAACGCAGAGGAATACTACGGCATCACCTGTGCAGAGTATGAAGACCTCGCAATGTTCACTAAGACCTACGAGCTGACCGAGGCGCAGGTTAAGGAAATCGAAGAAGGCGGCGAACCTGGCAACGAGGAGCAGGAAGAAAAGTTCTTCGACGCATGGCGTGCAGCACTCGACTGTATCGGTATCGACCTGAACGACATCAAGGTTTCCAGCCGCTAAGCACCGCACATATTACCGATAGACCCGCCGGGCGGCGGCAACTTCCGAATACCCACCGCCGCCCGGCATCACCACCACCGAAAGGAACCCCCACGTGAGCACTGAAATTCAGCAATTCACCGGCACCGCTCTACAGGTCAAGAATGATTTTGTAGACCCCATCAAGAACGCTATCACCGGCGCGCTACCGCTATTCATGCGTGAAGACTCCGAGGCCTGGATTAGGGGCGCGATTCTTGAGGTCTCCAAGACTCCGCAGCTTGTGCAGTACGCCAAGAACAATTTTCCAGCGTTCGCAGGCACGCTAACCCGTGTCGCCGCCCTTGGTTTGCCGCTCAACCGTGACATGGTTTACGTTTTGCCGTTCGCATCAAAACAGGGGATGCAGGCAAACGTCATCATGGGCTGGCGCGGTGAGCTTGAACTCATTTACCGCGCGGGTAACGTCGAGACGGTACACCATGAAGAGATCTTTGAGAATGACCGCTACGAGTGGAGGGACGGCGCGCCGCGTCTCATCGCGCCCGCTCCAGAGGGGCAGCGCGGCAAAATCAAGTATTCCGTAGCGTGGGCTGTACTAAAGTCAGGAAAGACTAGCCAATATGCGGTTGTAGCGGCCGACCGTATCGCCGCCGCTAAGAAGGCATCACGCGGCTCTAGCTTACCGTCTAGCCCGTGGGTGCAGCACGAGGTAGCCATGTGGCGCAAAACCGCAATTCACGAGCTGGCTAATTTCGTTGATTCTAGTGTAGAGGAATGCCGCCCGGAACGGCTGGAAGCAATGAAGACCCGCGCCGCGCTTGCGCTGGACGTGGAGCGCGAAAAGACCGCGCGAATGGAGGCGGAAAACCGCGCTATGGAACTCAAGATTAAGCTAATGGAGCTGGAAAACAAGAAGAAGGAAGAAGGTTAAGAATGACTCTAGACGCTCACCGCGTAGACCATGTGCGCAATTTCGATTTTTCAAAAATCCCTAGCGGCTGGTCATGGCTTGCTGAACGCATGGTGCGATACGCGGCATTGCACGCCGATTCACGCGGCGTACTGAACATCAACCGGAAAACTTTTTTTGCTGAGTCAGTCGGTGAAAAGAGCGCACAATATGAGGCAAACCTGATCAACGCGATTAACCGCAAGGTGGACGGCGTGACATTTTCTACCGTGGGACGCGGTTCAAGCGCCCGCCTTGTAATCGTGTTTGATGACGAAAAAATCAGTAAGAGCCTGGAAGCAAAGAAGAATTAGAGCATGTCTTCGTACACAGTATTTAAGGGAAATCTTGGAGCCGACGCAGAGCTAAAGACCTCCAAGGGCGGTACTCCATACCTGAGTTTCACCGTCGCCAATTCTACTAACCGAAAGTTGGATAACGGCGAATGGGAAACCACTAACACCACCTGGAAGCGCGTAACCACCTGGGATAACCTGGACGCTCTCACACCGCATCTCAAGAAGGGCACGGCCGTGCTGGTTGAAGGCTATGAGGAATTGCGCACCTGGCAGAAGGAAGACGGTAGCGAGGGGTACAGCCTGGACGTTACCGCGCGTTGTGTCGCCGTGATCCCGCGCGTCCCGGTGCAGACTAACCCGGTTCAAGGTTACCCGGCGGCGAACGCCCCGGTTGCACAGCCTGGCTATGCGCAGCAGGGACAGCCGCCCGCCGCGTATGCACAGCCCGCCGCCGCGCCGCCCGCTGGGTATGCCGCCGCCGCTAACGCTTCGAGCGGATGGCCTGGATACGATTCAGGGGCGACCCCGTTCTAGTCCCTAACCCGTGAACCCCCGGTGATTTTTCGCCGGGGGTTTTGGTGCATCTAGGGCGCGAAAAAAAATTAGAAATTTTTTCCGTTCTGGCTTGCTTTCCACCCTCCATAAGGTTTATACTATAAATGTAAGGCAAAGAGCCATACAGCCCAAACCGAAAGGAACCCCAATGCTGGAGTACTACGAAATTCAGGAATACGTTACCGAGGTAGCAGCAGGTAACTACCCGTTCCGAGTAATCGACGCAGTAACCGCCGATATATTCGAGCGAGGCATAGCCGTCGAGATGGAAGACCTCAAGGCTTACCCGCGAACCCGTGAACTTCTCAAGATTCACAACGCGGCCTAGACAGTAACCACACAACCCGCCCCGCCCCTAACCGGGCGGGGCACCCAAACTAAATCATGGCAAATCAGTTTTACACGACAGAGACATGCGCACAATGCGGTAACCCGTGGGAAAAACCCGATCTGATCAATTGTCGCCGGTGCAAACAGCGCGAACTCAAACGCGCCCGCGTACGCCGCAAAAAGGCAGAAAAAGCGGATGAGCTAGAGCGCAAACGCAAAAACAAGGAATGGGCCGCGACCCACTGTTATATTTGCGGTGCGCTTATGGATAATCCAGACCCTAAGTGCTACCGGTGCCGTGAACGCATCAAGCGCCGCGAAAAATGGCTAGAACGCCGTAATGAGCGCATGAAGCCGAACGACCTAAACAACCTGGAAGGCGTTCGCAAGTTTTTGCAGGCCCGCCGCCGCCGTCTCAACCAAGACCCCAACACCCCCCCCATTGAAGGAATCGACACATGAAACACCCCATTGCAGGCCGCCCGCTAACCATTACCGCCGCCGCGCTCGCAACCGTACCGACCGGCTTTTTTCTCGCAGCGCTCATCACCGGCGCAGGCGTGAACATCGGCAGCTCTATTCTCACCCTCGCTACGTGGTGGCTAGGCGTGGCAATCGTCGCTATCTTTGAATCCAACCCGCGCCCCGTGCGAACCAACCGAGAGGAACACTAACCATGCAGATTATCGAATGGGAAAAATACAAGGCACTCGGCAGGCTCTGGCACATTATCACTACCGAGGCGGTAGACAAGCGGCGCACCACGGCTATTATTTTCGCTGACACACCGGCGAAAACCTACATTTCGCTTGTCGCCGCCGCTGAAATCGCAGGCGTAAGTGAAACCGGCGTACGCGACTATCTCAAGAAGCGCGGCGCGCGGCCTAAGCTATTCACCGTCCCGGCTAACGTCAATCACACCGGACAGGCGCGAAAAATGGCGTTTATCGACCCGATTACCATGTTCCATATTCTTCTAGAGGTAGACCCGCGCGAACAGAGCGTTAGGGGTTGGTTCCATGACCTAACACACTTCGACGGCGACGAAATCCCCAAATTTTGGGGCATGACGAATGTTCGAGAGGCGGCGATTATCGAAGATAAGGCGCGCGAAATCGAACTACTGGAAATTCCAGACTTTACCCCGCCCGCCCACGTCGAATTTGACGCTACCGGCGGCATCGAGCAGCTGAACCGCATCATCTCAGACCTACACGCCCCGTACCATGTACGAGTGAAGGCGCTACAGATCCAGCATGAGGTGAATCAGCTCGCTAATACCGTAGACAAGCTGAACGCAGGAAAGGACGCATAAAATGCGCATGACTCGACAGGTCATCAAACTCACGAGCTACCGCTACACCATGACATTTAACATCGAGTTTGACTATGACAAGCCGGGCGACCGGCGCGAAAAGTTAGGCGCGGCGCTCCGCTCTATTATCGGTCTGCATGACCTGAATTATAAGGCTAGCCAGGCTATCAAGAAGACGGGTAGCGGGGCTTCGGCTCGTGAGGTATGGAGCTATGAGGTGGTGGAGACTGAGGATATTTAGCCGAAAAATTTTCTAAAATTTCTTGGTTTTTGGCTTGCATTGCACATCTCCATAGATTTATACTATAAATGTAAGGGAAACAAAGGAACCGCCGGAAACCTTACAACCCAAACCGAAAGGAACAAACCAATGACCCCGCGCCCTGGTATTATCGACTTTTTCCGAGGCAACCGCACCACCGAACCCGTAATCACGGGTGAGCTGGTACCCGTAACCGGCTCCGAGGTGGAACCTGTAACCCCGAAAAATGAAAACCTCATTGATTTTCAGAAGACGCTCTACGATCAGTGGCTGGCCGACTGGTTCAAGGCTGGCAACCTACCCACCCATAGCTACGACTACGGCAAAGGCTATCATTTCGTGGAAGTTCGCAACCCTGAACGGGTAAACTTACCGACCGAAGGCATGTACGGCGCACTATCCCGCAGCTTCGTGCTCAGCAAGGAACACGACATCAAGGAGCACGCACACCGATTCGTAGGCGGCCATAACAACCTATTCGGCTGGGACAGGCACGGCAACCCTGTTCACTATGGGAGCTGGGTACCGGTCTATAACAACACCATCGACAAGGTGATTACCGAGTACAACCGCCCGGCTAACATCGCGAACCGTCTAGCTGAATGGCTGGACAATGAGCGCGAAAAAGATATTAAGTGGCAGATGGAGATGAACGCTTACGCCGCTCAAGCTGAGTACACCGAGGCGCTCATCAAGGAAGCCATGAGGAACCTGTGACTAAACGCCGTGACCGCAACCGCACCGCGCGCCGCCGTAGGAAAGTCTACATCTGGCACTGGACAAGCGAGGAAGACCCGCTATACGCCCGCGCCGCGCAAATCGTGCAGGAATACTACACCGATAAGGAGCCCACCAATGAAACGCTACGAACGCGAGGTGTTCGCAGAGGTGCCAATACTCAGCACCTATAGCAAATACACCGATAAGCACGATTACCCGCGCCGTGAAATCGTCTACAGCGCCATGCCCGATAAGCTTCTACGAGCCGCTTTCATGCTCACCTGGAAAGCAGGCGCAATCTGGAAGCACGACCGCAACACCCAAATTCAGAACGCGCTAAAAGCCGTAGACCTCACCCGTGAACTCTACCCGGCAGCACGCATCAAGAAACCAATACCTAGCCAGGACGAGAAGCTGGAATACCTAGGGATGCTGGTAGACCGCATCAACGAGGCCGGGGAATTTAAATCAAGGCACCAATATGCCGCTCTGAAAGCCATTTTGACCGCACAGAAAACCGGCGACATCGCACACCTGGGCATCGCAGGCATGAACCTGTACGGCTGGGCAGGCGAGGCATAACCACCACCGAAAGGAACAACACCATGAGCAAGATCAATTACCACGAACAAACTTTCAGCCTTGACGCTCTCGACCTAGACCCCATCGAGAAGAACATCATCAAGAGCACCCTAAGCGGCTTGTATGGCGAGGATGCGCACTACACCGTATGGAAGTTGGCTAATGCATGGTCTGTATGTTTCATGCAGGACGGCGCTTCAAACCTCGCAATCAACGAACACTGCGACGAACCGGGCGACGCATGGCTAATCACCCGCTCTACCGACGAATCCCGCGCGCTGCACTTCTTCTACCTGGAAGACTCAACCGGTGAGGAATGGTTACGCGGCGGTAAGGTTCATTTCTTCCGACGCAAGCACACCAATGACTAGCCCACTGTGTCAAAGTTGCGGTAAGCCCGCTAATGTAGCTACGGGGCTATGCCTGGTGCGTGAAGCCAGGATTTTCAACTACTGGAACTACAACGAGAAGGAATGTTAGCCATGACTAGCCCCGTGTGCGCTCGCTGTGGATGCCCCGCGACCGAGTACACCCCATCATGCCGGGCGTGCTATATGCGCCGCCGCTACAGGGCACGGGCACCACAGAAACCCGCCGTTACCCGGCAACCTGTCTACACCGGAAAGGTTGCCGGGCGGGTACCCGCCCTAAACCCACTAATACCACAACGAAAGGACGCGAAATAATGGAAGCTTTGGGACTTTTCCTCATCATTTGGTTTGTATTCATGATTTACAGCATGAATAGCTAGGAGAACCAACCATGACCGAATATTCACGCGATAAACTCTACGTGCAGCTTGATGCGCTCCGAACCACTCTAGAAAATGCGGTAGATGCAGGAGATGTTTACGAACAGCCCGCCCGGGCGCTATGCGCTCACCTCTGGGAAATCGAAGAACACGCACGCCTCAAGGAACGCCTAACCGCCGCGTACCCCAAACCACGCACACGTAACCACTGGAAAGGAACCCGATAATGACCGACAAGACCCCTAAGACCAAGTACGAGATCACCCCCGGCGAATTTGTGGACGTTGCCGGCGCATTTGACCGACACCCCGCCCTGAATGGAGTCCAACTAGAAACCGACACTGAAAGCACGCGGGTAAGCCGCGCACTCACCTGGGAAACGAAGACCAGTCACACCCCCGTAGGCTATGGCCTCTGGATGAGTCCTACCGCGTGATCGAACCTGGCGGCCATGCCCCGCTAGGCGGCTTCATTCTCGAACGCACCAAGTAAGGAACCGACTAATGAGCGACATCACACTAAAGCTAACCGAGGCGTTCAACCGACACAACAGCCTCTACAACGCACTTTTGGGAAACATGCAGACCCTAACCGCCGCACACACTGAGGAAGTGACCATCACCCTAGACGCGGGGCACGTACGGGCGCTAACCCGAATCCTAAACGCTGCACCACTCGACGGTAACCCACTGAACACCCGCGTAAACGTCGAAACCGATACCGACGCATGGGAAACCGACGCATCAAAAATCAACCGGTACCTGGAAGATAACGACTGGGAACCGACGCTAAATAACGTGGCCGCCGCGTTCATCTACACAGAAACCGAATTCTCACAGCTTAACATCAACCTACAGGAAAAGGAATACCGCGTAACACGTATTGAGACCGTATATCAGTACACCGGCGACGGAAACGGACGCGGCGGCGGGTACACGAAAATTATTACGGTTGCGCCCGGCTGGGACGAATACCCTAACTTTGACTTCTACGGAACCACCCCGGCAGACGTAGAAGGCGAAGAGCACAAGGCGGCGAACGCCCGAGCAATCAGCTACTACGAACCCGATAACGTAGCAGCACTAGGCGGTATCCTCATGGAACGCATTACCGACTAACACCACCACCCGATAACCACGGCGGGCGGGGCAACCACACCGGAACCCCGCCCGCCCCAAACAGAAAGACACACCATGAATGACCTTGATGCAGTCAGGGCACTACTACTAGGCACAACAATAAGCGGCGCGTTGTACAACACCGAGAAACACGAAGACGGCAAGGACTACCGGCTAGACGTGGTACCGGCAGAGGAAAGCAAGCTAGGGGAAACGTCTCTAACCCTCACTATGAATCTAAAATCAGCAGGTTACGTAGCCGAACTATTCGTCACCGGGCGACTAACCAACGCGTACGGTGACATGCGAAAAAAGAGGAAGCCGTTCCGTGGCTAGCGCAGCAGAACTACGCGAACGACTCTACGACGCAATGTGCCGCGCGGCCGCCGCCGGGAAAACAGACCCCACCAAAGAACTATACGAAGCAATCATTAACAGCTTCCCCGGCGCACCGCTAACCGACCTCAAGGTTACAACCAAGGCTGAGGCGCTACCACGCAAAAGCGGAAAGCCAGAGGTAATAACCTGGGTAACCATCGAGGCGACCACAAGCGCCGCCGGCGCCTACTACCTGGCAGAACTCGCTAACCAATTAGCAGAGGAAAACGGATAACATACGGTACAATAAACACGTAACATTCACAGAATGATTACGGCGTTGTTTCGAGTGGATCATAGAACCACGAAACCCACACAGGATATTCCATAGCCCCGGCGACCGATAACGTAGGAGCCGGGGCTAACCCTTACCAACAGGCAGGCCATGAGCAACAAACGAGATTCACGCTACCGCGCCGCGCAGCAGAAGTTTAAACGCTACGCCGCCGCCGCTAACCTACCCTGTAATATCTGTGGACACCCCATAGATTACGCACTACCACACAACGACGAATGGGGAAGCGTAAACATGGACGCGTTCGAGCTAGACCACCTCTACGCCGTAGCAACACACAAAGAACTAGAACTAGACCCCGCAAACTTCCGAGCCACACACGCAGGATGCAACCGCGCCAAAGGCAACAACCGGCAAACCGCTAAAACCAACCCCACAACCCGGCAATGGGTGAGGTAAACTAGAAACCGAACAAGAACACCCCAATAGAACACACATACCAAAAGGGGTAGGGGCGGTAAAAAAATAGAACACCC